TGACGAATCTGATAAAGCAGTCTGGGGACTGTGTTGTGACATGAATGCGTCAGCTGGCATGGCGTTAGCAAGTGCAACACAACGGCGCTTGATTACTCAGACTGGGGTAGCAGGTAGCGTTGGCGTTGTGATGGGGCATGTTTCATATGAAGAGTACCTGGAGAAAGAGGGTATCGATGTCACTCTGATTCACTCTGGGGCTCACAAAGTAGATGGCAACCCTTACGAGAATTTACCAGGGGATGTACTCAGCAGTTTCCAGGCCAAGTCTGACAAGCTTCGGGATGAGTTTGCCAGCCTGGTCTCAGAGTTAACCGGAATGGATAAGCAAGCTGTGCTGGATACAGAGGCACGTTGCTATCGCGGGCAGGAAGCCATTGATGTCGGCTTTGCCGATGAACTTGTCAACGGCAATCAAGCCATCGACGTCTTTGCTGATTACCTGTCCGGTCAGGCCAGCAATCCAATCACTACGGGAGGAACTTCCATGACGAAAGAAAAATCACAGACTGCTTCGGCAGAGAAAGAAAAACCTGCAGCGGCTGCCACTGGTGGTGATCCAGCTCCTGTGGCACCAACCACGACTGCTTCAACGGAAGATCAGCGAATGACTGAGCGAGCTCGTATTCAGTCGATCCTGGGCAGTGATGAAGCGCAAGGCCGTGCCAGTCTGGCAGAGCACTTTGCCTACAAGACTGATATGTCAGTTGAGGAGGCTCTCACTGCATTGGCAGCGGCTCCGGCTTCTACGCAGGAAGCGGGTGCGAGCCCATTGGATCAAGCAATGTCTACCACTGCCAGTGTGGCTGTGGGTGCTGACTCAGACCGTAACACAGGTGCGAGTGATCAGAATGAATCACAGGCGATGATGGCTGATTACCACAAAGCAAAGGGTGTTCGGCCTAAAAATTAACGGTCTGGTTTACCAAATCAGCGTACGGTATTAATTTTAAATTTTAATCTACGGGGCAAATGATATGCGTGCATTATCAGAGATTACCAATTTTCCTAGCAATGCATCTTGGGTGTTGGGGGATACAGTTGATTTCGGCAGTGGCACACTTCTGGCGGATCAGAATCTGGCTGAGTACACGGCTATTGGTCGTATTACCGCCAGCGGAAAGTTAACAAAGGCCGTTGAAACTGCGACAGACGGTAGTGAAGTCGTCATTGGGTTTATTGCTGAAGCGGTACATGCAGATGGTGCGGATGCGCGCTGTAATTATTACAAGGGTGGTTGCTTCAACAAAGACCTGGCCGTTATCGATGGCAGCTATTCTGCTCTGCAGATTGCTGCGATGTTTGATCGCACTCCGATCACTCTCAAAACACCCACAAAAGGAGCTCACCAGCCATCCTAAATAAGGATGGCTGGGGATAGGTGGTACTCCTTAAATTCAAATCACGAGGGAAATTGATATGTCATTTTCGACTGAAACCTTGCTGGGTGTATTCTCAGCATTAACTCCATATAACAACTTCAACCTGAACTTATTGTTCCCTGAAGTTGCCATGTTTGATTCAGAAAAAATTGTTTTCGATGAGCTTTTCCCTGATCAGACACTCGCTCCTTTTGTATCTCCAGTTTTGGCTGGGAAGGCCAACACTGCGGAAGGTGGCGTGCAGAAGAGCTTCGTGCCTCCTTACGTCAAGCCAAAGGATGTGATTAAGCCAGATCGGATTCTGAAGCGCCGACCAGGAGAGCCAATAGGTGGTAATCTCAGTTCAGAGCAGCGTCGGAATGCAATTGTGGTTGATATCTTTGATAATCAACGACAAAAGATCATCAACCGAAAAGAATGGATGGCATGTCAATTAATTACAACTGGTAAAATCGTTGTAGAAGGGGAAGATTACCCTCGAGTTGAAATTGACTTTGGGCGTCGTGAAAACCATACCGTTACTTTGGTCGGGGATGCGCGCTGGGGGCAAGTAGATGAAGATCCTAACGGAGATCTCGAAGACTGGATGAATCGCCTCGATGCGCCATGCACTCACATCGAAATGGGCGGTGAAGCGTTCACTCAGATGATGAAGAACGATGAAATGAAAGAGTTGGTGACTTCTCGTCGCGGCTCTGAAACCACACTGGAAATGGCACCGTCAGCGATGAAGGTTACTTTCCGTGGCCGGTTAGGTGATGGTGGCCCTGAAATTTGGACCAACACAGATTGGTACATTGATGATGATGGCAATAAGCAGTTCTATATTCCGCAGAATTCAGTGAACTTTGTATCTACTGGTGCATCCGGTGTAATAGCGCATGGTGCAATTTTGGATAAGAAGGCAGGCTACCAGCCCCTTGAGTTCTTCCCGAAAACTTGGGAGATGGACGATCCGTCAGTTGAGTATGCCATGACACAATCAGCTCCGCTGCCGGTATTACCTCTTATCAATAGTACCCTCAGTGCAATTGTAAAGTAATACTTTTACTGTTTGTCCTTTAATAGAAAGCCTCGCGTAGCGGGGCTTTTTCAATATTAGAATCAACTTATCTAGGAGAAAACTATGGCTGCTGCCAAAAAATACCCCTACAGATTTACTCGCTACTGTGAAGGTCGTGACAAGGAAAACGGCGGTGAACGTATCTGTATCGAGGCTGGTACAAAAGTGCAAATGACCAAGGCTGAAGCCAAAGTCTATGAAGGAGCCGTTGAACTTGTCAAAGATGATGACTCCAGCAAAGATGATGATGGCGATAACCAGTAATGCGCGACATCCAGATACAGGCCGCTCGCGATGCTTTGGCTGAGTTGGGTGGGCCTGTGCAATTCACATCGGGCGAGTACTCGGAGGAGATATCTGCGCTTATTCGCCCTGATGTGACCGACTTCGATGAACTGGGCAACATGGTCGTGATGACAACGCTACGTGCTGTAAGTGTCGATATGCCTGGTTTGGGTTCCGGATCCACATTCCAGGATGAGAGTGGCCAGCTTTATAAATTCATGGCAACGCTTAAACACGATGGTATTACCAGGCTTTGCCGAATAGGTAAGACAAGTGCAGGAGCTTAATTCCAGAAACATCGCTGAGATTCGCAATCAGTTTGGTGATGATTTCGTAGAGAAAGTGACAGTGTCAGCACTGAATAAAGCAGCTCCGAAACTCCAAACCTATATCTCAAAATCGATCAGGCAGCGTTACAACATTACCGCTGCTGATGTAAAAAGAAAGGCGAAAAGGTTTAAGGCCAAAAGAAGTGCGGACAAGGTGTATCAAGCATCGGTCTTATTTCAAGGCAGTCAAATCGGTTATACCAACTTCTCTGCAAAACCGAAAAGGGTAACGCTCGGAAGAAAGACAAAGAAGGGCAGGCCCTGGGGAAGATTCCGAACCGGTGTATCGGTAAAGGTGCTTAAGTCTTCTGGGCAAAAACAAATAAAGTCGAGACCGGCATTCTTGGCTGTTGGTATGAGCGGCAATCGGCAGGTGTTTTATCGCGACCCCAGGGGGAGAAAAACTAGCACTGGGAAAACGGCTCTGCACTCAATGAAAGGCCCGTCTATCCCGGACATGGTTATGGCTTCAGAGGGTGACTCTGGTGAGCCCTACGATGTATTTGCCGCCCAGGAGTTCGACACTGAATTCGATCGGGCCACAGATTACTATCTGTCAAAAATGAATGGGTGACTACGATGATTAATGGCGTGAAAGCCAGGCTGCAGACTGTTTCAGAATTGCAGTCAGTAGAGCTGGGACATGAAGTACTCGAAGCGGCCCTGGAGAACATGAATCCAGATCCAACAACAATGCCGTCAGTCTTGCTCTATTACGGCAATTACAACTACTCAGAGAACGAGCACAAGATGTACGTTCGCCAGACCAATGAAAAGCGCTTTGTGGCGCTTTTGTTTTGTGAGGTATCTGATTTTGATGATCTGCAGGATAAGGTCGTCAAAGCAGTCCTCGGCTATTGCCATACACAACGTCACACCGGCATGACGGTCGCGAGCTCCATCACGGCAAAACTGGTCGGTACTGTCATGGCGCGGCGGATTGAATTCGCGTCTGAAATTCTTATCAGTCAACAGTGAGGATATGCAATGAACAGCGGTGGCCATTACCGAGTCAATAAGGATGGAAAGAAAGAATTGGTGTCAAGAACCAAACCGGCACCTCTGAAGAAACCCCAGGCTGTCGATTTGCCAGCCACTGCTGCAGAGAAACCTGTAGCAAAAAAGCCGAAGGATCCGGCTGAGAAATCGAAGTAGGGCGCTCTGGCGCTGACCATTAAACACATTATTAAATCCCAGGAGTAGCCCATGAGTTTGGATGCGAATCTCAAGGTTGTTTATGCCGATGTGGAAGACACATATGGCGAAGCGGAAACATTAGCCACGGCCATCTTGTGCCGTATTACTGACTTTGCCACTCGGCAGGGTACTTTGAAAGAACGTAACAACGTCCAGGCACATTACGGTGCACAGAAGTCCCTTTACATGGGCACCTATGGAAAGATCAACCTTGAGGTTGATTTAGTTCCCAGTGGTACTGAGGGAGCGCCTCCACCCTATGCATCGCTGCTTCGTATGTGTGGTCTGAACATGGTTGAAGTTGCTGCTACGTCAGTCACATTTAACCTGGCTGCACCTCCTTTTGATGGTGGCACCATTGGCTATCACATGGATGGCGAACTCCATATTCTGAGAGGGGCTCGGGGATCGGCACGGTTGGCGCTGAATGCTGATGACCATCTGATGGTAATGATGGAGATCTGGGGGCTTGAGGTTGAGCCGACTACCACGGCATTGCCAACACCTGATTTCTCCTCTTGGTTAGAGCCGCTGCCTATCACGGCTGCAAATGCAACATTCAGCCTTCACGGCTTTAGTGGTGTCTTGAACCAGCTTGAGCTGTCCAGTGGTTACAACATGATCCACCGTGACAAGCCTGGTATTCAAGAGATCGCACTCCGTGATCGTAATCCAGGTGGCAGCATTCAAATGGACTTGCCTGCAATAGGTTCGAAGAACTTCCACGATGTGATCAAAAAACACCAGACCGGTGCTTTGAATGTCGTCCTGGGTGACACGGCAGGCAGAATCATCACAGTTAATTGTCCGAAGGTGCAACTGATCAATCCGACATTCCCGGAAGCTGACGGTCTGATGCAGTTGGCTGCAGGTCTTAAGCTGCTGCCAAATTCAGCGGCTGGCAATGACGAACTCACCATCGCCTTTACTTAAGTAGGGGCGATACTCACTTATTAAAACTGGAGAATAACTGTGGCTTTTAAGCTGACAAAAACAAACAATTTCAATACGAAGGTCGATGTGATTACTCCTGATGGAGATGAAGAAATCGAGTGGAGCTTCAAGGCTGAATTCCGCATTTTCACGCGTGATGAACAAGTTGCTCAAAAAGACTTCCTTGATTCGATTCTTGTTGGTGTGGAAGGCATTCCAACTGACGAAGAGCTATCACAGGAAGAATTGTTGCATCTTGTTAAATCGCGTCCAGATACTCGCAATGCATTAACATCGGCATACAACAGGGCTGTTGTAAAAAAGAACCAAACCAGCAACTTATTTTAATTGGTCAATACTTTGCCAAAGGTCAGCGGCGCAGGACTGAAACTATGCCTGCTGAGATGGCTGGTGACCTGGCGTATTTTGGAGCGGGTCGTGATGCACTGCCTAAATGGATGAGAGAAGAGGCGGAAACAGACTTTGAGGTTTATCTCCAAAATGTGCCTGCCTATGAGCTCTGGGAGCGGATGTTCACACAATGGCGTGTAGCTGGTTTCGGTGATGAGATCGGGCTGGATTACAACACGGCATTTGCCATCATGGATCGCATGCAGGTTGAGATGGATGAACAGTTGCAGTTGCTGGATCAGCTTCGATTAATTGAATCGGGATACACATCGGAGATGTCCAGAAAGCGCCGACATCAACAACGCAATAAACGCAATCGTTAATCACCCGCTTCGGCGGGTTTTCTTTTTTCAGGGGAGCGGACAGTGAAAAGCAAACGTGAACATGAAG